ACTTCTGGTCTGGTTTCGTATATTGAGCAATTTCCTTTAAGGAAATGGCATGGTTTTCCTCCGCCAAATTCGTGGCTGTAGGATTTTCCTTTTAGCCAGACACAACAGGCATTGCAATCTCCACATTCTCTATTAATAGTCATCTTGATATTGTATCGCTGCTGTAAAATACATGTTACCAGTAGTTTTTTGCCAGTTTGTTCCATACATTATAGTTTGAACTGGTGATGATTTGTCGACTGATGTGTTGTCGCCTAATTGTCCACTAAAATTCCTTCCCCAAACCCACAAAGTTCCGTCTGTCTTTATTGCTGTGGTTGCAGATCCACAAGAAACTTGTTTCCATGTTTTTCCAAATGCAACTGTCTGCACTGGAGAACTTCTGTATAATGTAGTATTATCTCCTAGTTTACCATAAGAATTATCTCCCCAAAGCCACAAAGTTCCGTCTGTTTTAACGGCTGCTGTGTGTTCATATCCAGAAGAAACTTGTTTCCATGTTGTTCCACCTGAAATTGTTTGAACTGGTGATGACTTGCTTATAATTGTATTGTCACCTAATTGACCACTTGTATTTTTACCCCAAGTCCACAAAGTACCATCTGTTTTTATTGCTGCTGTACTGTTAATACCAGCAGAAACTTGTTTCCAATTATTTGCAAAAGTAATTGTTTGAACTGGTGATGATTTGCTTACAGTACTATTATCGCCCAATTGACCGTAAGGATAATTTGTTCCCCAACACCACAATGTACCATCTGTCTTTATAGCTGTTACATTAGAGGTTCCACAAGCAACTTGTTTCCAGTTTGTACCAAAGGTACATGTTTGAACTGGTGACGATCTATTTGTTGCTGTGTTGTCGCCAATAGTACCACTAAAATTAGCACCCCAACACCAAAGTGTACCATCTGTCTTTATTGCTGCTGTTGATGCATCCGCACATGAAACTTCTTTCCAGTTTGTAGCAAATGTAATAGTTTGAACTGGTGATTGCTTGTTTACACTTGTATTGTCACCAAGATTTCCGTTGGTGTTGTCTCCCCAACACCACAAAGTACCGTCTGTCTTTATCGCTGCTGTGAAAAACTGACTAGAAGAAATTTCTTTCCAGTTTGACCCAAACGCAACTGTTTGTACTGGTGAACTTTTTCTTGCAACTGTATTGTCGCCAAGCTGACCTTGAGTATTATATCCCCAAGACCACAGATTCCCGCTTTTAAAGTAATCAGCACGAACATAATAGTCTTCAAAATCTACTATAATATTATCGGCATTCTTGAATCTAAATGGTGTTGACATGTGCCTCCAGATAGAAAACCTTCACAAGATTTTTGGAAATTGAGTGCCACAAAAAAGGCTTGAACATTACCATATCACCAGCGTTAAGTTCAAATGTAGCTGAGTCATTCCAATTTTCTTTATTGAAGCAGTTTTCTTTTATAAATCCTTGTAGTTCTTCTTGTACTTGCATGACATTCGAGTAGTTCTTTTCCTTGTGTCTATGCAATTTAAATGTAGTCTTCTCAAGTGGTATTATGCAAACCCAAAGGCTATTATGGTTAAAACTTTCAAAGTGTATGTTATCAAATGTTTTTCTCAGGATTCCAGATTCCTTCGTGATGGTAATTTCTTGATTGAGGATTTCACCAAATACTTTATGTAAGTTTTCTGGTATTAAATTAAAATCTATGACTTCCTCACCATATGTGTTTTCTTTGAATTGGAGATCTTTTACCACTTCATATAGATTTTGCGTATTATAAAAATTTTCTATCTGTATAATCAAAAGTCACCGTCCTTTATGACTGCTGCGTGATAGCCTCCACAAGCAACTTGTTTCCAATTTGTACCATATGCTGTTGTTTGAACTGGCGATGATCTATTTATAATTGTGTTGTCACCTAATTGACCGTAAGGAGTATTTACTCCCCAATTCCACAAAGTACCATCTGTTTTTATTGCTGCTGTAAATTTATAACCAGCAGAGACTTGTTTCCAGTTTGTGCCAAATGCAATTGTTTGAACTGGTGATGATTTGCTTATAATTGTGTTGTCGCCTAATTGTCCATCTGTATTAGAACCCCAACACCATAATGTTCCATCTGTCTTTATTGCTGTTGTATGATAATAACCAGCAGAAACACTTTTCCAGTTTGTGCCAAATGTTATAGTCTGAACTGGTGAACTTTTTGATATAACAGTATTATCGCCAAGTTCTCCTTTATCGCTATTTCCCCAAATCCATAATGTTCCATCGTTTTTTATTGCTGCTGTGGTTCTTCCACCAGCAGAAACTTGTTTCCAATTTGTGCCATAAGTAACCGTTTGCACTGGTGATGACTTGCTTATTATTGTGATGTCGCCTAATTGTCCATAAGTATTTTTACCCCAAGTCCACAAAGTTCCATCTGTTTTTATCGCAGTAGTATAATAGCTTGAACAAGAAACCTGTTTCCAGTTTGTGCCAAATGCAACAGTTTGAACTGGTGAACTTTTTCGAACAACAGTATTATCTCCTAATTGACCGTTAGTACCATTTGCTCCCCACAACCACAAAGTACCATCTGTCTTTATTGCTGCTGTTTGATAACCAGCAGAAACTTGTTTCCAATTTGTGCCGAATGTAACAGTTTGAACTGGGGATGATTTATTTGCAGCACTATTGTCACCAAGGGCACCTGCTAAGTTATATCCAAACATCCACAGAGTTCCGTCTGTCTTTATCGCTGCTGTATGAAGATTTCCACAAGCAAAACTTTTCCAGTTTGCACCACTAGCAATAGTTTGAACTGGATTTGAATTGTCTATAATTGTATTGTTACCCAATTCGCCATAACCATTATATCCCCAAGTCATCAACATGGGAGTATTAAACTGGTTCATTATATTTGGGTATACGGAAATAAGGTAATCCTTCTCGATCAGGGTTTTGCCAAGATCGACACCTTTCTCATCTATAAATCTAGTTGTAATACTTCCAGTAACTGCCATATTATCCTTCTGGTGTTGGAGTAGGGCTAGACACTACTTCTTTTAATATTATAGTGTCAATTGAAATATGATCTGCTGCGTTTTCTATTTCGTTTAATTTTGTAAATTCCCAATCGAAAGCAGCTTGAACAACCTTGTCTATTTCTGAGATGATTATTTCTAAATCAGACTTCGTAATTTCTATCCAAGTCTGTGGAAATTTCCAGTGTGCAGTAAGATCGCCTATCGTCAATATTTTTGACGCATATACAGCACGACTTTCCCTGTCTGTACTAACTGTTACTTCTTGTCCTTTAAGGGTTATATTTATGTCTTTTATTTCCCTAAATCTTCTTTCTAAAGATAGTTGTTGTTTCAAATTAGCTTTTGCTATTTGTAGTATAAGAGGCTTTACTTCATAGTTTGCTATTGCAAAATCTTCTGTTATTTCCCAGTTAGGCCCAGTCAATTCCTCTATCTTTGGGTTGTATTCTGGTTTTATTTCCCTTACTTGGAATATCTTTGTTTCTTCGTTTATAGTCCATGGAACATTTGCTTCGTCTGGGAAATGAACCTTGATGTCTAGCTCAAGCTCCTCTTGGAGAATTGAACTGATCATCCTTGGATTCCATTTCAATAAAGTTTGAATTATATTTCCGTTGTTTATTATTGCGTACATATTTTATATATCTCCATTTGTTACTGCTACTGTGTGATAACCCCCACAAGAAACTTGTTTCCAATTTGTGCCATATGCTGTTGTTTGAACTGGCGATGATCTACTTGCTGTTGTATTGTCGCCTAATTGACCGTTATTGGTATTTGCTCCCCAATTCCACAAAGTGCCATCTGTTTTTATTGCTGCTGTAAATTTATAACCAGCAGAAACTTGTTTCCAGCTTGTACCAAATGCAATTGTTTGAACTGGCGATGATTTGCTTACAATAGTATTGTCGCCTAATTGTCCATCTGTATTAGAACCCCAACACCATAATGTTCCATCTGTCTTTATTGCTGTTGTATGATAATAACCAGCGGAAACCTGTTTCCAGTTTGTTCCAAATGTTATTGTCTGAATCGGTGAACTTTTTCTATTGTTTCCTGATACATAACTTAGATTATCGCCAAGTTCTCCTTTATCACCATCACCCCAAATCCATAATGTTCCATCGTTTTTTATTGCTGCTGTGGTTCTTCCACCAGCAGAAACACTTTTCCAATTTGTGCCATAGGCAACAGTTTGCACTGGCGATGATTTATTTGCTACTGTATTTATGCCCAATTGTGCATAATTATTTCTTCCCCAAGTCCACAAAGTTCCATCTGTTTTTATAGCTGCACAATGGTAAAATCCAGAAGAAACTTGTTTCCAGTTTGTGCCAAATGCAACTGTTTGTACTGGTGAGCTTTTTGGTGCAACAGTATTGTCGCCAAGCTGACCAAAGGTGACATTCGGCCCCCAAGTCCACAATGTTCCATCTGTCTTAATCGCTGCTGTATAATAACCGCTAGAAACTTGCTTCCAATTTGTGCCAAATGCAATTGTCTGGACAGGTGATGATCTATTTATAATTGTGCTGTCGCCTAACTGTCCATTAGCATTTTGCCCCCAAGCCCACAAAGTACCGTCTGTTTTAATTCCAACTGTATGAGTATTAATACTGCCAGAAATTTGCTTCCAATTTATTCCGCCAGCTACTGTCTGAACTGGATTTGACTTGTTTGCAATTGTATTGTCACCAAGCTGACCCACACCATTATATCCCCAAGTAAAAAGTGTATTACCAACGAATTGGTCAAGAAGCCAAGCGTCAGAAACGAAAGCGTTTTTAAGGTCGCCATCAGGACCAGAAATGAAAGCCATTACAACCTCCTTTCCAAGTCATCAATTCTCTTGTCTTGTTGTTTTATAGCCTCTATCAAAAGACCAATAATATTTCCATAAGCAACGCTCTTGATACTATTAGTTTCATTGACAAGCTCTGGAAATACTTTCTCCACTTCTTGTGCTATAACACCAATAGATTTTCTTCCATTTTCCTTCCAAGAAAACGAAACACCTCGCAAGTCACGAACCTTTTGCAAAGCGTCTGTAATCGTAGCGATATCTTTTTTCAAATTTAAATCTGAATTTGCAGTTACATTTCCACCAACTGTAAGGTCGCCAGTCGAAGGATTAAATGTCAACTTTGTGGATGAAGTATATATTGTGCTTAGACTACCAGATGTTGCATCTGCATAAGTAACATATCTAATTAAGTTTGTTGATATGTCATTGCTAATAGTACCGCCACCAGTACCAGTTGCACCAGTTGCACCAGTACCAGTTGCACCAGTTGCACCAGTAATCCCAGTAGTACCTGCACCAGTTGCACCAGTAATCCCAGTAATCCCAGTAGTACCAGTTGCACCAGTAGTACCAATTGCACCAGTTGTACCATTTGTACCAGTTGCACCAGTTGCACCAGTTGCACCAGTAGTACCTGCACCAGTTGCACCAGTTTGTCCTGTTGCACCAGTTTGTCCTGTAGAACCAGTCTGTCCTGTAGTTCCAGTTTGTCCTGTTGTACCAGTCTGTCCTGTAGTTCCAGTTTGTCCTGTTGCACCAGTTTGTCCTGTAGTACCAGTTCTTCCTGTTGCACCAGTTGTACCCACACCAGTTGTACCAGTTGTACCAGTAGTACCTGCACCAGTTGCACCAGTTGAACCAGTTGAACCAGTTGTACCAGTTGTGCCTGTCGCACCAGTTGCACCAGTTGTACCTGCACCAGTTGCACCAGTTGCACCAGTTGTACCCACACCAGTTGTACCAGTTGTACCTGTCGCACCAGTTGCACCAGTTGTACCTGCACCAGTTGAACCAGTTGCACCAGTTGTACCTGTTGCACCAGTTGTACCTGTTGCACCAGTTTGTCCTGTAACACCAGTTGCACCAGTAGATCCAACAGTAGCACCAGTAGCACCAGTTTGTCCTGTAGTACCAGTTGCACCAGTAGTACCTGCACCAGTTGCACCTGTGGTTCCAGTTGCACCTGTTGCACCAGTTTGTCCTGTAGTACCAGTTGCACCAGTAGTACCTGCACCAGTTGCACCTGTGGTTCCAGTTGCACCTGTTGCACCAGTTTGTCCTGTAGTACCAGTTTTTCCAGTTGCACCAGTTGCACCTACGCCAGTAGCTCCACTTGCACCAGTTGCACCAGTAATACCAGTTGCACCAGTTGTACCAATTGCACCAGTTGTACCTGTCGCACCAGTTGCACCAGTTGTACCTGCACCAGTTGCACCAGTTGCACCAGTTGCACCAGTTGCACCAGTTGCACCAGTTGCACCAGTTGCACCAGTAGTACCTGCACCAGTTGCACCAGTAGTACCAGTAGTACCAGTAGTACCAGTTGTACCAGTTGTTCCTGCACCAGTAGCACCAGTTGTTCCTGCACCAGTTGCACCAGTAACACCAGTTGCACCAGTAACACCAGTTGCACCAGTAACACCAGTAGAACCAACAGTAGCACCAGTAGCACCAGTTATACCAGTTGCACCAGCTTCTCCTCTTCTTCCAGTTGCACCAGTTGCACCAGTTGAACCAACAGTAGCACCAGTAGCACCAGTTTTACCAGTAGCACCAGTAGCACCAGTAGTACCAGCACCAGTTGCACCAGTTTCACCACTTGCACCAGTTGCACCAGTTGCACCAGTTGAACCAACAGTTGCACCAGTTGCACCAGTTGCACCAGTTTGGCCAGTAAAACCAGTAGCACCAGTTGAACCAACAGTAGCACCAGTAGCACCAGTTACACCAGTTGCACCAGTTGCACCAGTTGCACCAGTAACACCAGTAGCACCAGTTGAACCAGTTGAACCAACAGTAGCACCAGTTGCACCAGTTACACCAGTAGTGCCAGTTGCACCAGTTACACCAGTATTACCAGTTTCTCCTTTTCTTCCAGTTTGTCCTGTAGCACCAGTTAAGGCTGTGCCAGTTTGTCCAGTAGCACCAGTAACACCAGTAGCACCAGTAGCACCAACAGTAGCACCAGTAGCACCAGTTTGTCCTGTAACACCAGTTTTACCAGTAGCACCAGTAGCACCAGTAGAACCAACAGTGGCACCAGTTGCACCAGTAGTACCAGTTTTACCAGTAACACCAGTAGCACCAGTAGTACCTGCAAAAAGAGTAGGATCTGTTACTGTTACTATAACCTTATTAATGGCCTTGTTACCTGTAGCATCGATTATTTTAATGTTAAATTCAAAAGTACCAGCTACAGTTGGCGTTCCTGATAAAATTCCATTAGTAGATAATGTCATGCCAGTTGGTAAAACTCCACTAGCTTGAGTCCAAGATAGCGGACGAATAGCATCAGTGGAAAAAAATTTAAAACTATAAAATTGATTAAGTGATATATTATAAGAAACTGTCTGAAATATAAGAGGCATATAAGTACTCCACTTTAAGTAAACTATTTATATCTATGTATTAAATTTAATCTTTATTTATTTATTATTTATTATTTATTATTATAATCATTGTAATTAAATTTTAAAATTGTATCAGGAGATTGACTTTAAAATAATTAAAAACAATATCTTTTTTTATAAAGATTATTATGCATAATTTTCAAATAAAAAAGACAATACTTAGTGTTTAAATTATAACACCTACAACTCCAACCTCCGTAGCATTTTCTACCGCTTTTCTTTTATCTGCAAATGTACCAGCTAGAATTGAACGAGCTTGTCCATATTCTAAAAGAACAGTTGTCATTTCTTCTATAGAAGAGAAAACAACAGCCGTATTTTCCATGCTAATTAAATTTGGCAAAGGAAGACCTAACGCTGCTGCTTCTTTTGCAAGAGAAAATACACCTACAAGAAGTGCTACATCAGAGGATGAAATACCTAAATGGTATCCACGACCAGAATCCCAACCAATTTTTTCTAAAGCTGCCCATTCATTATCTATATTTTGGAATGACCATGCTTTTGCTTGAGAAAGAGGATCTGGTGCAGCAGTTGGATTATAATTCCATGCTTGATCAGAAAGATTAGATATAAATTTTCCGATTTCTGAGTCAAGTAAAACTGGCATGGTTATATTTCTTGAAACACCATCTGAATCTGTTTTTATCAGATTTATGTTAAAGATATCCTCTGTTGCTATTCCAGAGGCATCTATTCTATTTGTCAAAATAATACTTAAACTTAACATTTTTTTCTCCTATACTTTTATAATGAAGTTAACAACTATTGATGGTAACATAATTCCAACTGGAGTTCCACTTCCTGTGCTAGAATTCGTCACCGAATGCGTATGGTTAGCACTTTCAGTTCCTGTGGTAGTTGAATGGCTGTGATCAGCACTAACATATCCAGTATTCGGAGTTCCATTGGCACTTCTATTAGCACCATCCCTTAAACCATAGCTACCACTTGATCCAACATTTCTCCCCCAACCATGTGTATGGTTAGCAGATGCACCGCCACTAGTGCCTGTATGTGTATGATTGGCACTTTGTGTTCCTACTGTTGCTGTGTGAGTATGAGATGGGAGATTAGTTTCCGCTAATGTTGCTGTTTCTGCTCCCACATTTGATCCTAAAGTTCTAGCTGTTAAAGAAGCACCTGTTCCAACACCGATAGGGCATCTTCCACGCATATCTGGCAAGGTGAATGTGGTGTTGGAATTACCAACACCATAGGTTGTACCAATAATCTTAAACAAGTCACCATAAGCACTTCTGCTTACAGCATCGCCATTACATATCAACCATCCGTTTGGTGCGGTAGAACCAGCAAACAATCTTATAACTCCAATAGGAGTAATAGATGATTGCAAGCCTTGAAAAGAACTACCTTTTGGGGAGTTAGTCGGTATCGAATTATAAGAAAAAGATCCAGCCAATTATTCTCCTATGTTTTTATAATGAAGTTTACAACTATTGATGGCGACATAATTCCAAACGCTGTTCCACTTCCAGTATTAGAATTTGTAACCGAATGTGTATGGTTAGCACTTTCATTTCCTGTGGTAGTTGAATGGGTATGATCAGCACTAATACCTCCAGTACTAGGTTGCCCCGAACTACTAGCTGTGGCTGAGTCCATTAAACCATAAGAACCCGATGTACCAGCAGTATGAGAAAAATAGTGTGTGTGGTCTGCACTTTGTCCACCGCTTGTGCCTGTGTGTGTATGATTGGCACTTTGTGTTCCTACTGTTGCTGTGTGAGTATGAGATGGGAGATTAGTTTCCGCTAATGTTGCTGTTTCTGCTCCCACATTTGATCCTAAAGTTCTAGCGGTTAAAGAAGCACCTGTTCCAACACCGATAGGGCATCTTCCACGCATATCTGGCAAAGTAAATGTGGAGTTAGAATTACCAACACCATAAGTAGTTCCGATAATCTTAAACAAATCACTATAAGCACTTCTGCTTACAGCATCGCCATTACAAATCAACCATCCGTTTGGTGCGGTAGAACCAGCAAACATTTCTATTATCCCAGTCGGAATAATTGGAGGTTTTACAGATTCAAACGAACTGCCTTTCGGAAGGTTGGTCGGTATCGTGTTGTAAGAAAAAGATCCAGCCAATTATTCTCCTATGTTTTTATAATGAAGTTTACAACTATTGATGGCGACATAATTCCAAACGCTGTTCCACTTCCAGTATTAGAATTCGCAACCGAATGTGTATGTGTGGCACTTCCAGTTCCGAATGTAGTTGCATGTGTATGATCGGCAGATGAACCGCCAGTTATTGGTGTTCCAGAACTACTTGCAGTAACTGAGTCTATAATACCGCTAGTAGCTCCAGTTGTTCCTATAGGTGTTCCATAACTGTGATAGTGATTAGCAGACACACCACCGCTTGTGCCTGTGTGTGTATGGGTGGCACTTTGTGTTCCAACTGTTGCTGTATGAGTGTGAGATGGGAGATTAGCTTCTGCTAATGTAGCTGTTTCCGCACCTACATTTGATCCTAAAGTCCTAGCTGTTAATCCAGTTCCAGTTCCAACACCGATAGGACATCTTCCACGCATATCTGGCAAAGTAAATGTGGTGTTTGAATTGCCAGCACCATAAGTCGTGCCTAAAATCTTAAACAAGTCACTATAAGCACTTCTGCTTACAGCATCGCCATTACATATCAACCATCCGTTTGGTGCGGTAGAACCAGCAAACATTTGTATGCTACCAGATGATATAAAAGTATCTTGAACTGCTTGAAACGCAGAACCTTTTGGAGAATTAGCTGGTATCATTCCATAGCTAAACGCTCCAGCCATTAGTAACTGCCTCCAAATGTAAATACTTGCAAAGCAGTCGTACTAGCAGTAGTAGTTACTGATACTGATGCATAAAGTTTGTATGTAGAAGGTAACACAAGAGGATTAGTAAATGTTATTGTAGTTGTAAATCCTGCTGTTGTAGTAGATGGAACTACTGCTGTAACTGCAATTTCATTATAAAGCTGTGCATTAGTACCATCCCATATCCATATACCAACCAAGTTAGCTGCTGTAGTTGCTGTCATAGAAGTAGAACAAGCATTTACTTGAATGCTGTCAACTCTACAACCATTAGTGGTTGTATTTAAAAGCTGTATAATATTAGCTCCAGCAAGAGATGCGGTTGCAGTCTTTCCTCTTGTTGTACAAGCTGTTTGTGCTGACATGTCTAAATATCCAATCAAAGGCGATTGAACGAAAATCGGTGTTGCTGTTACTGCCATAGTTATAAACCTCCAAAATTGTTAGATAAGAAAATACTACTTGCTGCGGGTGGTGCAGAAGACCAACTAGGTGCTGCCGTTCCATTCGATTGTAAAACTTGACCAGCTGTTCCAGCAGCTAAGAAACTAGTTGATCCAGATCCAGTATTGTAAGGAATTTGCCCTGCGTCACCACCTAAAATGTTATTCGCAGCAAGCGTTTGATCAAGTAAAGAAACATCAGCTTCATTTTGGATTGCGTAAGTAACTTGCGAACCAGCTATTCCTTGTTTCCACTTAAGTCCATAAGTAACTGTCTGTACTGGCGATGATTTCGTAACAATTGTGTTGTCGCCTAACTGACCAGATGTTCCCAATCCCCATGACCACATGGTATTGTCAGTTTTGGTGCCAATCATATGTCCGTTGCCAGCAGAAACCTGTTTCCAAGTTGTGTCAAATGTTACTGTCTGAACTGGAGATGATTTCGAAACCGCTGTATTGTCACCCAGAGTTCCATTGGTTCCTTGACCCCAAGTCCACAAAGTACCATCTGTCTTTATACATGCTGTCATGCTATTGCCAGCGGAAACTTGTCTCCAGTTCGTTCCATAAGCAACCGTCTGTATAGGTGAGCTTCTAGAGCTTACTGTGTTTTCTCCAAGCTGACCAGAGGTGTTTATGCCCCAAGTCCAAAGTGTACCATCGTTCTTGACTGCTGCTGTGTAATAATAACCGCACGATATCTGAACCCAGTTCGAGCCGAATGCTGTTGTCTGAACAGGAGAACTTCTGTGAACTATGGTGTTGTCGCCAAGCTGTCCACTTGTATTTCTTCCCCAAGTCCACAAAGTGCCATCTGTCTTTGTAGCTGCACAATGGTATGAGCCAGAAGCCACATTTTTCCAGTTTGTTCCGAATGCAGTTGTCTGCACTGGTGAGCTTTTAAGTGCAACTGTATTATCGCCAAGCTGACCATAAATCGCATTGTCACCCCAAGTCCAAAGTGTGCCATCGTTCTTGACTGCTACTGTATGAGCAAATCCACTAGCACTCTGAAGCCAAGTTGTTCCGCCAGCAACAGTCTGAACTGGTGAGGATTTGCTTAAAATCGTATTGTCGCCAAGCTGACCACTTGTTCCTACTCCCCATGACCAGAGAGATCCATCTGATTTTATAGCAGTTGTTGTCAAGTTGTGATTAGAAACAGAAATCTGCTTCCAGTTTGTGCCAAACGCAGTTGTCTGGATTGGAGAAGACTTGCTTAATATTGTGTTGTCACCCAATTGACCGCTTGTTCCAAGACCAAAAGCCCACAATCTTGTGCTTGTAGAAAGGTAATCGCCAAGCTGACTTGCAGTTAATGCTCCACTTGCAGTACCAGCAGACCCTGTTGCACCTGTCTGTCCTGTTGCACCTGTCTGTCCTGTAAAACCAGTAGCACCAGTCTGTCCAGTAGCACCACTCGGAAGCGTTTGATCAATCAAAGAAACATCAGCTTCATTTTGGATAGCCATGGTAAAATTCAATCCAGCAACAGTCTGTTTCCAACTGTATCCATATGCAACTGTCTGTACTGGTGATGATTTAGCAACAATTGTATTATCGCCAAACTGTCCGTTGCCACCATTTCCCCAAGTCCATAAAGTTCCATCTGTTTTGGTTGCTGTTGTATGAGTATCACCACAAGAAACTTGTTTCCAGTTTGTGCCAAAGGAAACAGTTTGAACTGGCGATGATTTGCTTGCTGTTGTGTTGTCGCCAAGCTGACCACTTGTTCCTAATCCCCAAGTCCATAAAGTTCCATCTGTTTTTATACATGCCGTAAAAAACTTGCCAGCAGCAGCTTGAAGCCAATTCGTTCCGCCAGCAACAGTCTGAACAGGTGAGGATCTGCTTAAAATTGTGTTGTCGCCAAGCTGACCACTTGTTCCTAATCCCCAAGTCCACAATGTTCCATCATTTTTTACGGCTGCTGTATGATAATAACCAGCAGAAACCTGCTGCCAATTTGTGCCAAAGGTAATTGTTTGAACAGGTGAACTTCTTGATGTTCTTGTGTTATCTCCTAATTGTCCATTTCCGTTATATCCCCACATCCACAAGGTTCCATCTGTCTTTGTCGCTGCACAATGAGTAGCAGGTGCATTAGCATATCCATTACCGACAGAAACCATTTTCCAAGTTGTTCCTCCAGCAATCGTCTGTACTGGTGATGAAACATGTCCATTTGAAGCTCCGTTGGTTCCCAACTGTCCATTATTATTGCTTCCCCAAGTCCACAAAGTTCCATCTTGTTTTACTGCTGCTGTATTTCTGTATCCGCAAGAAACCTGTTTCCAATTTGTTCCAAAAGTAACAGTCTGAACAGGCGAGCTTCTTGGTGTACTTGTATTGTCGCCTAATGGACCATAAGCATTGCTACCCCAAGTCCATAAAGTGCCATCAGTTTTAATGCCAGCAGAATTTGTAGATCCGCTAGCACCAATCGCAGTTGCAATCTGTTTCCAGTTTGTGCCAAATGCGACTGTTTGTACTGGCGATGATTTGCTTGCTGCTGTGTTGTCGCCAAGCTGACCAATAGCATTATTGCCCCAAACCCACAATCTTGTGCTTGTGGAAAGATAATCTGCCAGTTGATATGTTGTCAATGAACCACTTGCACTTGTTCCAGTTGCACCAGTTTGTCCAGTTGCACCTGTAGAACTTGTACCAGTCTGACCTGTTGCACCTGTTTGTCCAGTTGCACCTGTAGAACTTGTACCAGTCTGTCCTGTTGCACCAGTTTGTCCAGTTGCACCTGTAGAACTTGTACCAGTCTGTCCTGTTGCACCAGTTTGTCCAGTTGCACCTGTA